GTGTGACTTCCATTTATTTAAGGTATTTGTAAACCTGAGCCAGAAAGTAAATCTGTTCTTAATCTCTTTCTACCATAACCTCTACGTTGCTGTGCAGCTCCTAGCCCTGGATCTCCTCCAGGTATTTCAAGTGCTGCTGCTGGACGTTGAGCTGTAGCAGATGGAGGCGGAGCAGATGGAGCAGATGCAATCTTTTCTTGCTCGGCTTGCCTGGTTGCCTGGTCTGCTCTGGTTTGTTCGTACTGCCTTTTCTGTTCAGCAATTTGTTCTCGCTGTACCTTAAGCATTTCGTCCGTCCTATCTGGTGGACGACCTCCGCCTCCGCACATAGCTAACTCCGTAACGTGTTACTTTGCTCATCATAAACGGAAATTAGCATTTTTACCACGCTTCTTTGCCCTGCGTCATACCAAATTTCACGATCTTTCGTATCTAAGTCTGGACATTTTTCTGGATATATCTCATTTAACTTTTTAATTAATGCTTCATCAATAGGTGGGAACAGGTCGTCAGCTTCCATAAACAATGCTAAGTTATACATATATTACTTATTTATTATGGCTAAGAAAGGCTTGTATTACAACATAAATAAAAGAAAGAAAGCTGGTACAAGTAGGAAGAAGAAAGATAGTACTATATCTCCTCAAGCCTACGCTAATATGCAAGCTGGTTTTCCTAAAAAGAAAAAACCAAAAAATCCACTTGATCTATAATTTTTTCTTTGGCGACCATAATTTAATTTTACCTGTATTTAAGTTTATATCTTCTTGACGTAGTATCCTGGACAGCCTGGCATTTAATAATGCGTCAGCATAAGTTAGCTTTTGTTTCTTATATGCTTCAACTACTTTCTCCCACATATCCTCTAACTTAATACTATCTCCTAAAATTTTTTCAGCTCCAACCATTCCTACTCCTGGAATACCTTTATAGTTGTCAGTTGGATCTCCACTACACGCTTGCTTCATCCAATTTCTATCAGCTTGTCTCTTAGTTATTAGTTCGAGGTCGTCTCCAGCTAATAGCTTGCAAGGTATAGTTCTCATATCCTTATCAACACTTACAATAACTGGATCAGAGTATGTTTTTGATGTGGCTAGTACTCCAAGTACGTCATCCCCTTCGCAATTGGTATATCTTATTGACTCCCATTCCTGTTCCATCCATTCTATTAATGGTTTAAATACTGTAGGCTTTCGCTTTGTTATCCTGTTTGCTTTGTAGTCCTGGTATATCTCATGTCTAAATGTAGGGTAAGAACTGAATGTCATCACAACATCCTTATCCTCAGCTATCTCAATAAAGCCATTTAATTTTGCGTGTACAACTTTTGTTGCATCACTTAAAAAAGAATGAGTAGTCCATACATTAGTATCCCATTCAACTACTTGCTCTACTGCACAAGCAGCAGTAAAAGCCAAGTGATCTCCGTCAATTAATAAAGTCATAATAAAAAATCAGTAAGGGAGGCAGATAGTCTGCCAGTTTTCTCGTTGTATTCGAGCTTGTCAGCCCGACCTAATGTACCGCTATGTCTATTCTTTAATACTTTTAACTGTAATTCGTTTGATGTTGCCTGGTCTTGCTGCGATCTAATACCGCAAATAACGAGGTCAGATAACTGAGCTATACTTGAAGATCCCCTTAAGCTTTGAAGATTAACGTCTCCCCCCTCTTCTGCTGGCTTACCATCCGTCCTTCTTAAGTGACTAACCATAACTAAACCTACTCCAGTTTTTTCTACCACTTGCCTTAGCTTGGTACAACATACATCTATTTGTTTTCTTTCATCCCCATCACTTAGTCCACTCACTACCAGGGAAATGTGATCCAGGAATATAACGTCACACTCTTCGCCAGTTGCCATGTATGTTATCTGATCTATCAATCGGTCAGGATCAAGAGAGCCGAAGTGTTGTAGTAGTATAAAATTATTGTCGCTAAATAAATAATCAAACGCTTGTCTTAGTTCCTCCTGGTCTATTGCTTTCTCGTCCAGGTGTAATGGTTTGTTTACTGCAATAGATAGTATGCCTTGTAAACTTCTCTTGCTACTTTCTTCTAAGCCAATCCAACCTACCCGAAGTCCGTTAATTAAAAAATGATGAGCCAATTCTCTACAAAGTAGGCTCTTCCCAACTCCAGTTCCAGCGCAGATAGTGGTTAAACTCTGCTTACGAAAGCCACAACATATCCTATTTAATTCTGGGAAGGGATAACTACATACCTTAGAGGTATCTTCCTTAATTAAATCTTCCCATAAATTGTAGGCAGAGTGTATGTTGTCGGGTCTGACAGGGCTTGCCTTCCAGAGTAAGTCCTTGAGTAACTCGCCCTCCCCTGCGAGGAGCATTTCATTAGCATCCTTTCTTGGTAGGTTAGCGATAGCTGCCTTGCCAGTAGGTAAGACTTTTGCAACCTTTTCGGCAGCATCCAAACCAGGTGCGTCCGAGTCAAAACAAATAACTATACGGACAAACTGAGATAACCATGATAAATTTGCTGCTACATACTTCGTAGCAGATTGCGCTCCCGAAGGCAAACTTACTACAGGAAACTTGTTACCTTGCACCTGGGATACAGACATTGCATCTATCTCTCCTTCAGTAATGACAACAAATGTCTGACCAGTATTGTGTTGCCTCCATAAATCCTGACCCCATAGCTTTATATCTTTTAGTTCTCCCTGCCATATAAATCTCTTGTCTCTAAATCTTATATGTTGTGCAGCTAATACTCCGCTTTGACTTTTATAGCTAGCTACTTGGCAGTCAGCTCCATTAAAATTTGCAATACCATAACCAAATAGTTCGCAAGTTTCTTTAGTGATTCCACGTTTAGGTAGTTCGCAAGGGGATGCAACTAAAGGCTTCCATTGTTTCTTCATTGGTGTAAATGTCTTTGTTGGTTTATCTTTACCTGGTTGATATTGCCAGCCACATCCGAAGCAATGCTTATGACCATCATCATAAACAGCTACGTTATCTTTACTTCCGCACTCAGGGCAAGGCTCTTTGCTTTTGTATTTACTTGGCATCTGGATATACAACCTTTTGATATTGAGCTAGTCGATACTCGAAGTTATGCTTAGTTCCATTTGGATAGACGTATGGATTATTTTTTTCTAACTGATTTAGTAGAAAAATTAAATCAGCAATTCTATGCGAAAGAGATTTTTTTCTGCTGTCTATGTAAGGGTTAGTCATACCATTCTTTTGGGATAGTCTTGTTACACCAAAGGAAGCCATGACGTTCAGCCCATTGCCAATACGTCAGACTTCTTTTAGCTTTACTAAGTTTGTTGTTTGCGTTTTGAAAACAGAAACGAATACTTAGTGTGGGATGTTGCGTCTTGACTGCAATATATTTTTTTCTTTCTTCTTTAAGTAGGACTCCTTTGAGTTCAACCACACAGTTACTAAGGATGATGTCAGGAGTGTAGCTACTGCTGATGATGTAATCATAACTGACACTTTCATAGGTAAAGGGTACATTTTTCTTAGTCAAATCTAAAGCAACTTGCGCTTCAAACTTTGATCTAAAATGTATTTCCCCCTGAGCTGTTGTCAATGTTTGAGGGTGCGAGATCCTTCTCTTCACTCTCGAACTCGAACCCATCAAGGCTGACTTCTTTTTCATAAGGTACAAAGTTATGGAATACTACTAAGTCAGGCTGTATTGTTAGCCCAACCCCATGAGCAGGGTGGTCATATCCCTGGCAACGTAGTCGCACCTGGACAATAGTTCCTTCTCCTAATCCTTTGTACTTCTCCCTCTCCTCTCCAGTAATAGGAGTCTTGTATTTATCCATAAGTAATGGTGGAGTATTTTGATATGGCTTTCCGTTCATGTCAGTTCCGCTTACATATCTTCTGGTTTTTACTTTGAATACGTTAGCACCGCCATGAGTAGTGTACTCAAACCTAGTACTGTCAGCTAACTTAAATGTTTTACTAGGGTTAGCTTCTTTAAGAGACTGCTTGTATGCTTCGAAGCCATCTTCAATCTGTTGTGCAACACTAGCAGTTTTAGAATCATTAGAGTCCAGGATTAAATCGACCTTCCACTCTGGACGTTTGTTGAAGGCTGTATCTGGTTCAACTAACCAGGCATATTGAGGAGCGCACTTAGGAGTGACGACATAAAATGCTTTTAAAGTCATGTAACGAAATAGGTAGATGTTCTAGTTTGTTCAACATCCAACTCCCCAAGCGTAGGCTCGGAAGGTAGATGCTTTATTTGGTTGTCTGTTAATTGGGCTTTTAGTTCTGCCTTTAGTTTGGATAAACAATTCTCTGAATACATATCAGCGAATGTTTGCCTAACTGAGTTACGCAGTACACTCATTTCAGACGGAGTAGTAACGAAACAATCGTGGATGCCAGCGATATTTTCGACTCCTTCTATTGAAGCATGAATTGTGGATAATGCCATGTGACTTGCATCAAAACTATGCAATATATTTGCTGAGATAGCTAGTGACATCTTCCTTGTATTAACTTCTTGTGTATCCACATTTGTTCTTATATCCAGATAAACGTCAGATAAATATTTAAGCTGTATCCTAGATTTTTTTTGATCCAAATACTTTTGATGTACTAACAATCCACTTGGACTATGCCATTGAACTCCTTTGTTTTCCTTACCTAGCTCTGAACCTATGTGTCTAAAAAATTTCATAGCTCCTACTGCTGGCTTAATAGCCTGGCATGAATGTTTGTATAACAATCGTGCCATATAACCTACAGTACTTTTAGCTAATCGCTTTCTTAACCAGTTATGTTTACCTCTATTCCCCAGGGTAGTCATCATCTTTTCGTTAGCCCAGGAGTAAGCGAAGTGATAGAAGGCACTATTGGTTGCAGCGTATGGAGCTGTCATCACACAAGGTTTAGCTAGTGATCTATCAGGACTTAGCATCAACCACTTTCTATTTATATCGTGGTCATTCTGTCTTAGTTCGTTGTTAACTGCTTGTGCTACCTCGCTGTATATATCTTGTGGCTGTTCACTATTTACCAGGTTAACTTTCTCTCCCATCACTTTGCTGCGGAGCAAACCTGAGAAGTGCTGAATAGAACTGCAAGTACAATCAAGATGGCAGGGAAGCTGACATAAATAGCTATCTGGTTCTTGTGAATATAAATAGATTGACCTACAAAAAGCAAGAAAACTCCAAGCCTTATTTGCTCGCATCCAAAACTCTGGCTCGTTCCAGCAATCTCTACCAGCTCCATAAATTAAATTAATATTTTCATTAACCCATTGTATTCTGGTTTTAAAATCTGACTTAACTCCATACATATTTGCGCCATGTATCTTTAACCAATTCAAATCCTCTTCTGTTTTAATTAATGTTCCGTTTGTAAATTGCAGTAGTGACCTTGATAGGTCATTGCCCTGGCTGTTAAGGTATGGAACTCTATCGTATATCCTTCCTCGAAAGTCTAGTTGTTTAGGAAAATATAATTGCTCCGCATCCCTAAATTTTTTCGCCATCCAAAATGTTTTAGCTATACCAATACGACTACCTTGTGTGTAGTTATTCTTGTCGATAATATTCTTGCAGTTTATTCTCCATTGCAAAACTTCCTGGCTATCTGGTTCGCAATGCTTAGGGTATGGAGGTACGGAGTATCCATCCCTGGGTAGCAAACAACCTACCTCTAAGTTGTTGTCATAAGCGTAGAGTGTTTGATCTAATATGTATTTGTTTATTTGCCACGCAACTTTGCCCTGGATATTGACCGCATTAAGATAAGGCTCATTGCCTTTCATGCTTTTAGCTATAATTTCGTTGTTACTTTTAAATAAATTATATCGAGCTGGCTTGGTAATATATCCCCCATCATAAGGAGTCGTAAAATCTTTCGGTTGTACCAGCATAGGCAAAAAATTAGGAGACATTAGTTTTAACTTCTCGTCAATGTCCTTAATCCAATTCATACAGTCTTGGGTTGCCCTTACTATTCTTTTGGGTGGTGTTGTAGATTTGTCCAGGACTATTTCGATTAAGCCTGTATATTTCTGTATTAGTTCAACCATAAATAAACCGCTTGCCATTCGTTGTCTCGAAGTCCATTGCTCGGTGTTAATCATATTGTCTATCAAAAATATTCTGTATCTTTTCTTGTGCCTACCTCGTTTGTATTTACTTAGTTCATTATCAGTTGCCCGATCTAACATAGTCTCAATCCATATCTTTTCTATTACATTGCTTGATACCTGGTGTAATGTTGGTGTCATACTCAAGCTATCAACTACGGATCTTATTGAAGCTGCTGCTATTTGTGATGGGTCGAGGTCTAATAATGGAGTGAGTAAAGCATAATTCTGTCCAGCTCTCCCCTTCTCTATCTTTTTTCTTACTGCTCGCAAGTGATAAATAATATTTTGCACTCCAAAAGAACAGAGAGTCTCGCCATATTCTGAGAGACTCTCCATGTTGTTTGCTTTTCTCCTGGACGATACAGCTCTTACCCTATCTCGTCCAAGATTAAGCATTAATTTTTCATTGGCTAGTTGGTCATCAAGTGTACTCAATTAACCTGACTCCAGAAGTCATACTTAGATTCATAGTTCGCTTCGAAGTAATCACTTAGTATTCTTTTAACTAGCTCGGCATTGTTAATACCCATTGCTTCAGCTAAGTAATTAATTCTTACATCTAACTGAGCAGGGATCATGACCTGTAATTTTTTTGAATCTTCTTTATTTTGCATCTTGCGCTTTCCTCCAGGCTCTTTTAATTATTGGATACATAGCTACTCTATCGTAAGAGTTGGGGAAAGCATCCTTTAAGTACTCATTAAGCAATCTATCCTGAGTCTCCTCAATAGTTTCAGTCGGAGCTGGTGCATCTATCAGCATTTGCCAATGGGTTGCCTCCATAGGTGCATAATTCCAGGCTGCGGAGATAAAGTATTCTCCTTTCGAGCAGTAATAAAGCACCTGGTCTTTATTGTTACCATGTTTTGCTTGTGGTTTCTTGTCAGTTAGCTTGTAAATTGGTTCGGTCATTGTGTGATAATTAAAAATAAAAACATAAATAAAAGAAAGATAATAACACTATGCACTATCTTTCTCCTTCGGCTCAGGATTAATTACTCTTAATCCCTTGTATTTAATTTCAAATATTTCCTCGTAAGGAACTGTTGAAACAAAATACTTTAGTGCATCCTCTAAGCAATGAGCTAATTGGTGGTGCATACCTACGACTATCCTTCCCTCATATTCATAATCAAATACAATTTCGTAGGATTTAATTTCGTTTTTACTCATTCTTCTCCTTGTTTCTGTATTTAGCATCTAGCTTTTTTGATTCAGCTAAATAGTTTTCTTTAGTCATGTCTCCAAAAATAAGAGCATCATCTAATGCAGCTCTTTGAATACAATACAAAGTATTGTCAAAAAATTCTTCCATCATTTGTTAACCTCCTGGTAAAATTTTCCTGATCCGTTATCGTGATCTAACTTGGTACATGAATCACATAAAATAGTGTGATCTTTTTTAAATAACAATAGATCACATAATATATCCCTGATTCTTTCTCTATCTATTGAATCATTACCTCCGTATGTGTAGGCATATTTTTTGTATTTAGCGTACTCAAGGATAGAAAAATAAATCATTATTGCGTGTGATATTTCAGCCCTTGTGACGTGCCTGGTCTTGACATTTACAAGTGAGCCAACATCATTGTGTTCGATAGGGAGCTGGTAAATACCTCCAGCTCCATAAAATTCATTAACATAATCGACCAACTCTAAATAACTATTCATCATCCCCTCCGTTATCGTTCCTATAAAATTTATAGGTTGCTGAGATTGCTGATTCTTTGCCCTGTTCTACGTCAATCCGTAGCCAATCATTCGGGCATTGATCTAACCATTTATGGAAGGCATCCTCCATTAATTGTGAGTCAGGTGTCGGATAAATTTCGTATGGCATCAGTCCTCCTCCTGGTTAAATTGTTTTATAATTTTCCCAGGCTTTGTAGGATCTATTAATAAATCCTGTATCTCTTTGCCTTTAAAAACTTTCGTCTTTGGTTTTCCTTCCTTGTCGTAGGAAATAAATTGAATTTCTTGCATGATCTTAATAATAATTTGAGTTGTCTTGTAGTTCTGTAATGAGTCCATCGAAGTCCTCACTAGGTGGCAATACAGTAAGCAATGCGTTTACCATGTCCGCACCGTAATCCTCCCTGAGCATATCCAAATACTCGGCTCGGTCTTTGCATCCCTCTTCCTCGTATCGACTTATTAATATGCCTGAGTCCTTGTCTTTCTTTTCAGAATGACTCTCCCATGTAACTTTTTTAACTGGTTTCCCTGTTAAAACATCTATAAAAGTAGTTTCCATTTTTTAGTCCTGGTATGTTTTGATTAAGAAGTAAATTAAATTAATAATTACTTCATTCAATAGAAAAATATTAAAGGAAATAATTAATTAAAAAAAATTGCCCAGGCTTTTTATTCCTGGGCGAATTGTTAAACGTGTTCAGCTCTTCCTACTGCTGCTCCGTTAGCATCATAAAGTTTAGTATCAAGCATAAATAAATCAGCTTCGCTAACCTCTTTAATTGAGTTAGCATACTTAATTAATATACGGCTTAATTCATT